TATCTCTCTGAGTGCCCTCGATAGTCTGACACATCAAACAAATACTCTTTACCGTTGATAGATAGGTTGGTGTTTGGCAATACCTCGCACGATGTTATCTGCTCCACGTTGAGCGAGAAGAAGATGCACAAAGCATTTCCCCACGACCTACGGTACTCATTCACCAGCGAATGGTGCGGCATAGATTCTACTTCCATCCCATTGATTTATATCATAATAACGATTCATAACTCGGTCGTAGTAAAGATATACAGAACCTAATTTACCTACAGCCTTCGGCTTGGCCTTGACTATGGTGACCTTTACTTGGTTCGGCTCATACGGAACACCCTGACTATCAGTAAGTCCGAATGGGCAGCGCCAGATGTTAACCACCATCATACCTTTGCGGCTCCACTGCATACCACCAGCGATGTCGTTCATAGTCGGTACATCAACGTATGGGATGCCGTCCTTGTACTTCACCTGTTGGTGCTTGGTGTGGACTGTAACGATTGTGTGATAGTCACGCTCTGCTGAGTGCTTACGAATGCGAGTGAGGATTGTACCAATTGCGATATCATCACGAACACCTGAAGATACATCTGTCTTAATCTCTGTAAACGGATCGAGTGAACAACCATCAATCTTAATGTCGTAGCGTTCTTCGATGTCGGCAACAGCAGTGTAGAAGCCTTCGATTGTCAGGTCTTGCAGTCCGGAGTCAATGATGTAGAAGTGCTTAGACACAAAGTCAATGGCACGTTGTGCCTCCTCATCAGATGCGGTGACCATATCGTTGATTAGGAATGGCTTACGCAAGTAGACCCAAGCAAGTTCAGCAAACACCTCAACAGGGCTACCTGTCTCTGGAGAATACACAGCCCACTTCCAATCGGAATACTCTGCAAGGTTCATCATAATCTCAAAGGCGAACTGAGACTTTCCTTGGTGTGCCCCGGCATAGATGTATGTGGTGCTACCACGCTTTACTGAGTATTTGTCAAACAGCGAATGGAATCCAACCCAGTCGCCCTTCTTCATACCATCTGTACGCAGTTCAAACAGTTGGTCTTTTAACTTGTCTGCATCAAAAATAAATTCCCTCATCTCTCTTTTTAGTTTTTAAATTCTTGTTCGTAGTCTTCCTTCTTGTGTGCAAATGATTGCGATATAGGCTTCCTCTCGAAGCACTGCTTAACATAGAAGTCCTTAATCTTTTTACCAGTGAGGCCGTTTTGTACCATCATTTGGTATATGATTTCAGGATTTCTATTTATGTCTTCGATGCTTTCGGCACGAGAGACAAACTCATAGGGGCGCTCTTCAGTGCCCTTGTAGTGGTTTACGTAGGACTTACCTGTAGTAACTTTCCACGTCAGCTGAACCTTGTACAGGTATATAGTTTGGAATTGGCTTTCCATCTTGCATTTCTTTATCTATTTGTAATAGGCGATTGTAACACTCCGAGATAAATGTTTCGTGGTACGACATAGCCTTGAGCAGTACATTCCTTTCTTTTTCAAGATTAAAATACGGATCAATCTTAGCCATAATACGGATCACATATCTGATTTGATAAACACTCCGTTCTGCATCTTACCCTTGCGGCCTTTGATTTCATCGTAAGCACATTGTAGGCACTCTGTTGCGGAAAGACCACTCTGTTGTGCAAGGATAATCAAAGTTACGATAGAATCACCAATGCCATCTTTTAGGGCATCCTGTTTTCCACGAGCAAGTGCAGCCATAGTCTCACCTACTTCTTCCATAACCTTAAGAGCCTGACGGCTTGCGTACTGCGGATTGTCGAGACCTTTGGCGATTGCCCATTGCTCTACGTTGCGGACGAGTTCGTCCATTGTCATTTGATTATTCATTTCCATACTTTTTCAAGGATTACTCCAATAGCAATAAGTGATACACCGATAAGAATTTGAATTGGCATTGGAGATAATACCCACAACCAAGACCAGGTGATGTGCCCGGTGAGTTTTAGGGCAATAAATAAGATGGTTAGGAGTCCAGAGAATCCAACGCTTGGATATTTGTTTGATTTTTTCATTGTCAGATTTTGTTTAGTTATTCGGAGAATCTCCGAGTTGGTTTTCATTTTTTGTCATTTATACTTGCGTATAACTTCAAGGGTTCTCTTAATGTCAGAATCAAGATGTGGTTTTTGTTCTGCCCTCACAGGATACCAAGCAATAGTATAACCGTGGTTTGCATTCCAGTCTTCTTTCTTCACTCTGTTTCCGTTGACGCTGTGCAAATATATCCAAGGGACGTTACCCATCAGCTCAAGCTTAATACCGATACGATTCATACGGTTGATGAAGACTTCAACCTCGTTCACTTCTCTTTAGTATTAAACCAACCAAACTGCTTTTTGCAATCATCACACTCCCATTCATCATTGTATTCAGGGTCGCCTATCATTGTGATGTCTTCACTGTCGCAATGCGGGCAATGCTCTGTGTAATTAGTAATAGTAAATTCTTCTTCTCTCATTTCTCGTTGGCTTTAAATGTTTCGTTGTAGTATTCTTCAATGTCTTTCTCAGTCGTAACATAGCCTTCAACGCTACAAGTAGCATCTATAATTATATTCCGTGCAAAGTCAATAATCTGCTCCTGCTCCATCTCTTTGGCTTGCTCAAATAAACCAACTGTTTGCATAATCTGTTCGTGCGTTAATATTGTGTCTTCTAACGCTTGCTGTAACCACTCTACTGCTGTCTGTTTCATTTGTCGTTGGTGTTAAATGATTTCGTTTCTTGAACCATATGCAGAGCAAGAGTCATATAGCCCTTCACTCGTTCAGCCTTGTCTTCCGATTCCTTAATCGCTTGGAACGTGTCGCATCCGCTGCAAGAGCCATAGGCAACTGAAGTAAAGATATAGTCCTTCAATTCGGGCTGATATACATTGCTGCACAGGATGAAGATTTGATTGCCTTGATAGCTTCCATCATCAATAGTTGTAAACCTATTCCAATCCCATTTTTGATGTTCTCTTCCGTTTGGATTTGTAATTACCAAGTCAAATAGCATCTCGTGGATATTATCGTATGAGTTAGGCTCATTATCGTTTAGCCATTGCTCAAGCAGATGCTTGCGCTCCTCCCATTGTTTTACATAGTGTAGTATCATTTGTGTTTGGTTTTAATTGTGTAAAATAGAGGGAGTGGCTTCGGGTCTCTCAAGGTTACTGGTTGGCTTGGTTTCATCTATACTTAGTCTAAACCTTTTTTCAGTATAGTCACCTTTATCAGTGGTGTGCTAACTACAGCGTTGCTGACCACTCCCTCATTTGTCGTTGCGTTTTAATTTGTAGTCAGGACAGGATTCGAACCTGTAAATATGAGTAATAGCGGTTCTATAAAGAGGTTGCGCTCCAACGACTCATAACGTCTACCAATTCCGTCACCTGACTCCTTTGGTTTACTGGGTCGGATTCGACCCCTTTGATTTAATGTGTTCGTCAAAGTCTGAATACTTCAGCCCCCACTGCACATTGAACCACTGCATCTCCTTCTCTGCATAGACCGCCCTCATCTTGAGTTCACGCATAAGGTACTGCTTACCCCACTCCTCAAGTTCATCGCCCTGAGCAATAGTCATAGTGTACTTCTGCCACCACTCGTCTACACCAACGATGTCTTCGTAGGTAACTTCGTGTCCGGCAATCTCAAACATCTTATTGATGATATCAACCATTGCCTTCTCCTTCTTTTGCTCTCTGGTTAGTCTTTTCATAATGTGTGTTTAAATGCACAAAGTGTCTATGTTTTGTGTGTTTTATTGCACATTATCCTCAATTAGAATCTCCCAATAGTCGTCGTGGTCAACGAATCCTGATGCGATTCCGTCCAATCCATACAGCGACATCTTAGTGCCGACAGGTATGAATGGTCCTCCGCTTGGGTCAACGAATATGATGTTGTCATCGTTGTCCCATCCGAATCGTGTGTACTTGAAGTTCCCCTTCCAGTCAACATTCCCGTTCTCGTTCTTCTCAAACGTAAACTCGTCTCCGTATCGGTTGGTGTACTTGCTCATCTTATTTCTTGTCTAGCCATCGACGATACATACTTGCGGCTACTGCGATACGTTGTGGGTAGAACGGATAGTCCGGCTTTAGTTTAGCCATTGCAATCCGCATAAACTGCTCTCTAATTGATGTCGTCTCCTGTGTCTTCATAGTGCTCACCTGTGTTTCCGTTTTGTCCAATAATGTTCATACGAGCGTTCCACTCTTCTTCCTTCTCATCCCATTCAGCCTGAGCCAAACGTTGTTCGAGCAAGTCCTCTTCCATCTGTCGCGCGTGGTTGGAACAAGGCGTACTCTTCTGCATATCTACGTGCTCCTGGCTATCGCCAAGATCATCCCAATAAAGAAAACGAAAATTGTTGTCCATAATCAAAGAGGTTGAAAAAGGGGGCTTTCGCCCCCTCCATCCATCCAAACAAAACTATCCTCAGAAAGGAAAGTCATCGTTACCGCCGTTCACAGCCTTCTTTGGCTGGTATTGCTCCTGAACTTTCAGGTACTTCTCGCCATCGCGCTTGCTCATCAACTCAAGGTTGACCCAGCCACTCTCGTTCTTCAGAGATTCAAGGGCCTCGAAGTCACGAGGACCAAAAGCAATTTTAACGATTTCACCGAATTTAGTCTTGACCACTTTGGTCTTACCTAAAAATGTTGCAGTTTTTTCTGACATTTTAATTTAATTAAGAAAGGATTAATTGTTTGATATGTTCGTACATACCTTCTAACTTCAGCACCTTGAGTTTGAGGTTTGACACCTCTTTGCTCAAGTCTTGACTCGTACTTGAAACCTCATCAATCGCATCAATGACACGAAGATAAGTATCTCTATATGAATCTTTGTCCATCATTGTCTCGTGAGATGCGTAGTAATCGTACACACTCTTTCGATCAATGTCAAGGATATAGGAAACCTCAGTTGCTCCATATCCGCTATCCACAAGTACCTTCGATGCGATACGCTTGGCATTGGTAACCATACGCTTCTTCGATGGGCTTTGTATCATCTCTGCCGGAACACCACATACGGATGAAACGACTTCGATGGTTTTATAAAATAAACTGTCTTGCATATCCTGATTTGAAGTTACCATCTATGAATAGGTCTTCATATGTGTCTATTGAGGCATTGAGTTCAGTAAACCCTGACTCCATAAACCCAAACGAACATTTAAAGATACCAATCTCATAAGGCCAAGACTTCTCTACGACCACAAAGATAAAGTTATCTACTCCAAATATGTGGCTGTATAGTGATGCCTGTTGATTGTACAAAAAGAACTTAGCAGACTTTCGGAAGTCATCAAGACTCTTTGCAGTAGTCTTAAGGTCAACGATATAACTATCGTCCCATTTTTCTACCAACCAGTCAGCCTTTCCTTTAACCTTGTGCCCACGATACTCCGCAGTGCCGGGAACTTCAGGACGACCTCCAAGCATAAGAGCCTGAACATCATCGTTATTTCTAAGAGCGTTACTCATACCAAGATAGTCCTTGTGGTCAGAGGCAGAAAGAATAATCTTATCTCTG